GACAAATTACCAGAATCAGAGCTTGATGTTATACTGCGTGACGAAGCTTTTCCAAAGACCACCGACAGCACGGGGGAATTTTTCACTTCAAAAGGTTCTTTCCTATTTGACAAATTTGCGCAATTCCTGATTAAACAATATAACATAGTAAAGATATTCGGGCAACTTCATATCTATGACAACGGTGTGTATAAATGGGGGGCGCATGATATACAGGCACAGATGATACAGCACATACCCAACCTCAACAAGCAGAAACGGAATGAAGTCATGGCATATCTTGACTTGTTGGTGCCTAATAATACAAAGCTTGCAGGGGCTGAATATGTGGCTTTTAACAACGGCATTTATGACATAGAAACTGGTGTCTTGCTTGATTTTGACTCTAAGCTGATAATAACCAACAAAGTACCGCACAATTACAACCCTAAAGCATACAGCAAGATAGCAGATACGACACTTAACAAATTAGCTTGCAATGACAAGGAGATACGGTGTTTGCTTGAAGAAGTAATCGGCTACGTCTTTTACAGGCGTAATGAACTAAGAAAAGCCTTTATCTTGACTGGGGATAAAGCCAACGGAAAATCAACATTCCTGAACATGATAACAAATGTACTTGGTGGTGACAATGTTTCTTCTCTGGATTTATCAGAACTGGGCGACAGATTCAAGACGGCAGAGCTTTTCGGCAAGCTTGCGAATATCGGTGACGATATAGGCGACGAGTTCATTCCTAACCCAGCCATATTCAAAAAGGTTGTATCAGGCGACAGGGTTAACGCAGAGCGCAAAGGGCAGGACCCCTTTGACTTTGCTTCTTATGCTAAAATGCTTTTCAGTGCCAACAGTATACCGAGAATCAAGGATAAGTCGGGGGCAGTAATCGACAGGCTGATAATAGTTCCTTTCAATGCCACTTTCGACAAGAACGATCCAGACTATGACCCATACATAAAATATAAGCTCCAGACTGAGGAGGTCATGGAATACTTAATCAGAATCGGCATAGAGGGGTTGGGGAGAGTCCTGAAAAATCGGGAGTTCACAATCACAGAACAGATTAAGGAGAACATAAAAGAGTATGAGCAGAGCAACAGCCCAGTGCTTCTATTCTTTGACGACTTATCAGACACTGATGTATACGGCCAGCAGACTAAATACGTATACCAGAAATACGGCGAGTTCTGTATATCTAACAATTTCCAACAAATGAGCAACGTTGAGTTTGGGAAGAAGATTTGCAAGCGTTTTGACTGCATTGTAAAAATAATGAAAATTGAGGGCAAGTCTGTAAGGGTATACAGCAAAAGGACTTGATTTTTTGAGGGGTGCAGGCAGAATGTACAGAAAGAATTGGCAGGTAGAAACATTTTACGGCTATAAGGTAAATTGCAATATAGAGGGGGTAGGGAGAAAATGCGGTAATGGTTATCTTATACATTTTGACTGTTCAAGATGTAAAAATCAGAGCGTAGCAGATGATATGAATGTGTTTGAGAGTTGCAATAATCATGCGCCTGTTATTGACAAGACAGACAGGCATATGTATTGCAGGTGTTATGAAAAATTATAGGAGAAAAAGGACAATGGAATTTGACAAGTCAAAGGTATACACACAGCTTAATGCAGATGAGCTTAGACCGGGTGACAGAATAATATGTGCCGATACTTTAAGTTATCTTAAACGAAAAATTAGTAGTGATGATTATTATGTATCAACTATTAAAGAGATACTTGATGAGACTAAGCATAAAAGATTTAAAACAACGAGTGACATATCGTGGGTGCTAGCGTACTTAGTTGAACGCAAAGAGAACTGTACCAACTGTAATTTAATGTTTACAATGTCGTGTCCTGGTAAAGATAAATGGGAATTATTGACTAAAAATAATCGTTGCTCAAACTATATGGGCAAAGGTGTAGTTGCAACAGAGATGATAAGTCCTGTAACTAGTGGTAACACAGAAGAACAAGAGAACTGCAAAGATAAAAAAGAATTAAAACTTATCAATATTGTTGTCTGTGATGATAGGTTTGAGGTAATAGCAAGAGCAAAGAAGCACATTATCAAAGTAACTAACATCGAGCAATCACCAGATGAAATGAAAGTGCTTGATAGTTTCTTGTTCAGATGCTGGCAGATTGGGTGGCTTGACAGATTTAGCGAGGTAAAGACACCCGAGTTAATCTCATTAGGCAACGGACAGTATGAAAAGAAACGTTATAGACCATTCGATGACACAGGTGAACTTATTCAGGCATGGCTCGATAAGGGTGGCAAGTGGCAGAAGCGTGACTTGACAATGCCTCTTATCTGGGTTAGAGATAAACATAGAGAACATGATGAATGTCTTATAGTACGATATGACAGGGTTAATAATAAAATACATATCGCAGGGTTTGGGGAATTTAGTTTGGACAGTCTTTTTGAATGTTTTGAGTTCCTTGACGGGTCGCCTTGTGGGGTGGAGGAAGCATGAGAGATATAAACAGCATAGTGATAACAGGCAAGGTAGATAGCAACTGGGACAAGGAAAGGTCACAGTTCTGGGTTAAGTGCCGGAGAAAGAAAGTGTCTTTCTTCTGCGTAGTGATAAAGGGTAAGTATCATAGCAAGTATTGCAGCGAGAATATAACCAAGGGTTTGCAGGTGCGTGTGGTGGGGAGCTGGGAAGAAGACCATATACTCGCAGACCATGTTGAGATGGTGGAATGAGCGATAATGGAGAAAGCATGACCGAGTTAAAGCCGTGTCCGTTCTGTGGGCGTGAAGTTGAAATTCTTAATGGTGAAGTGCCATGCAGATACTATGTACATCACATAGACGAAAGCGGTACTTGTTTTATCTCGCCAATATTGCCGATTACTGCCTTAACAAAGGTATCGGCTATTGAGGCATGGAACAGGAGGGCAGAAGCATGACAATAGCTGAATGTAAAAAAGAATTAGCTTTCTATACAAAAGAAGCTGATAAATACGACCCTGTTAAGCGTGCAATCTTTCTTGCCATAGCACGAAAATATGACAAGAAAATAATACAAATTATCTTAAAGCGGAAGCTTTTTACAATGAAAAAAAATAAAATCGGAGCTGGAACTGCCGATTAAAAACATATACAACTCCCTTAGTTCCACCCCTGATTCCGAAATCAGGGGTTTATTTTTTTTTCAAGTGTATTTTGAAAAGTTATAGTGGGGTCAAGATGTCGGCAAGCTCCTTGTAGAAAGGCTTTGCAGGTATTTTTGCTGAAAAATTTACGTTCTACGGTTTCTACGGATAGTCTACGGATAAAATCGGCAACCGTAGAAAAGCTAAATCATTACAGTAAAACAATATAGAAAACCTTTTCTACGGTTCTACGGATAAGTTCTCTTTTATTTATAGAAAATTAAGATAAAAAATTTAATACTTCTCATTCTTTTTTTTCTTCATTTTTATATAAAATAATAAAAAATATATATATATTTATCCGTAGAAGCGTAGAAAAATAGACTTAAATCTTTATGAGATAAAGAAATGACATTTTATTTTATCCGTAGAACAACCGTAGACAACCGTAGAACAACCGTAGAAAGGGATTTTACGCAATCGGCACTTGATTTTTTATGCACCATGCAATATTATACAGGCATGAAAAGCAAAGTAGACAGAGTGCTTAATAATCTGGATAAAATAAAAGAGTGGAAGAAGCACGGGGCAACAGACGAGCAGATTTGCAGTCAATTAGGTATCAAGAAAACTTCTTGGTACAAATACATCAAAGAACACTCGGAAATTGCGGACACTATTAAAATCGGAATTGAGGGCTTTGTCATGGAACTCCGTGGCGAGCTTGCCAGCCAATGCTTCAAACACAGACTGGAAACAAAAAAATCTTATATAAAACTTGACCTTGAAACAAATCATAAAACCCAATATACTGAAATCACCAGTAAGGAAGTTGACGGGAATATCTCCGCAATTCATCTTATGCTGAAAAACCTTGACAGAAACAACTGGAAGAATGACTGGGATAACTACGATTTCAGGAAACAGGAGCTTGAACTCCGCAAACAGATGAACGAAGATAAAATTTTTGGAGGTGAATAATGCCTGACGTATTCGGATTCAAAGAGAACAAATCAAAAGTGCCAGTGCTTGATACAGCCACTTTTAATCCAGCAGGACACACAGGACAGGTGGCTATGGCTTCTCAGTTGGTGCCTGTTGCAATTACAGCCAGCCAGACCATCGCACCCTTGACTAATGCGACTTATATAATCAATGCTTCAAACATTGAGGTCACACTTGCGACAAATGTACAGGCAGGGCTTAAAGTATCAGTGCTTGCTTTATTTGCCGGTTCTGTAAAATACGGCAACCAGACCGACCAGTTGACCGCTGGGGCTATCGCTGATTATATCTTCAACGGAACCGAGTGGATTAATCTTGACAAGAAACTTAAAAATCAAATGTTCCCTGTGGGCTATATCCATATCAGTACTGTTTCAACCTCACCAGCTGAATTGTTCGGCGGTACTTGGGAACAGATTAAAGACACTTTCCTTTTGGCTTGTGGTACTACTTATCAGGCTGGAGCTACAGGCGGGGAAGCAAATCATGTATTGACTGAAAATGAAATGCCAACCCACACGCATAAACAGAACCCCCACAAGCATTCTGTAGAAGAAGCAGGTACAAGTGGAACTGGTTATGGTTTTGTTGATAGTAGTGAAGCAAGAAGTTCTGGCATGAAGTACACATCATATGAGACAGCAACAAACCAGAATACAGGTGGAGGAGAGGCACATAACAATATGCCACCATATCAGGCTGTTTATATGTGGAAAAAGACGGCTAACTAATGACTTTCTATCAGTCTAAGCAATGGCAGGAACTGCGGAACAATATCATTCTTGAGAGAGTATCATCATCAGGCGATATTATATGCGGTTACTGCCATAAACCTATCTTGAACAAATACGATTTAATCGCCCACCATATAGTACCCATTGAAACCGATAAATCACTGGCATTATCAGAGGACAACATAATGCTGGTACACCATAAGTGTCATAACCTGATTCATAAGAGATTCGGCAGTTATGACAGGCATATTTATATCGTGTATGGTGCGCCGAAAGCTGGGAAGCGTGAATTTGTAGAACAGAACGCATTACCAGAGGACCTAATCATAGATATAGACGCCATATATCAGGCTGTCAACCTCTCAAGAAGCAACAGGCTACTTGATAATGTAATGAGTGTCTACCGACATCTTATTGATATGGTGCGCACTAACAACGGTAAATGGATTAATGCTTGGATAATCAGGCTGTTCCCGTACAGGGCGGAGAGGGAGCGACTTGCTGATTTATTGGCTGGGGAGCTGATACATATAGACACCGACAAGGAAACCTGCCTGTCGAAATGCAGTGACGAAGCAGAGATAAAGTTGGTGGAAGATTTTTTCCTGAAATTCCAGCCATAACCCCCCCCCCTTATCGTGAATGTTGAACCCCTAAGAAGAC